CAGGCCCGCCTCGAACAGCACCTTGACGTTGAGCTTGCGCGGGTGGTCCTTGCCCGCTCCGCTGCCGGCCAACGCGAGCAGGTAGATGTTGGGCCGCAGGTCGCCCGGCTCCATGACCCGCCGCCCCGCCAGAAACGACTGGAGGCAGATCGCCCCGCAGAACGCCAGGCCGCGGTTCGGGTACGGCGCGGTGGCGAGGCAGAAGTCCATGACCTCGCCGATAAACCCCGGCACGTCGAACAGCTCGTCGGGAATCGGCCCGGGGTCCGGGACGCGGTCGTCGGCCGCCTCGATCTCGTCGGCCCAGCCGAGCAGCCGGGAGATGTCGGCCACGCCGTCGGATGCCGTACGGCATGAACCGGCCTGTGCGGATTGTCCGAAGCCCTGGTCCGCGAGCGCGCGGGACGCGGCCGAGAAGTCGCCGCCGTGCTCCAGGTACGCGAGCACCGCGAACGGTGAGTAGGCCTGATTCGCCTCGAAGGGGTGGGCGTTGGACGAGAAGACGTAGAAGACCGGGCCGTTCTCGCAGGCCTTCAGCGTGGCCGAGGTGCCCGATGTCTTGCCCGGCCGACGCCAGTGCTCGTTCTCCCCGGAAGTTTCGCCGGTGACCTGTGTCCAGCCGTGGTCGGCCAAGACCTTCCGGGGGTCGCCGCGTGCGTTGAAGTCGTCGCCGGGGCGATCCGTTCCCACGCCCGCAACCGGCCGCGACACGCGGCCAACGTGGGCCGACGGTGGCGTACCCCGGGGGTCTCGCGGACCGTCCACGACCGGGGGCACGTACTCGTTCAGTTCCCACGCGGCCAGAAGCAGAATGTCCCGCTCCTCTTCGGTCAGCACGGGCGGGTCGCACAGGTCACCCTGCGTGACCTCGTATCCCTCGGTCGGGGCGCAGATGATCAGCCCGCCTTCGCCGCGCGTCTCGATCAGCGTGACGATGCCGTCGTCGCCTCCGGAGTTCCGCTGGGCCAGCTTCAGGTTGCCGCAGATGGCGATAACGCAGCGGTAGATGACGTGCCGGCCGCCGGAGCGGGTGCGCTCGATGACCAGTTTCGCGCGCAGGTCTTCCGGCAGCTTCGCCCACCAGGTGTCGAACAGCTCGCCCGCCGCGTCGAAGTCCATCGCTTCCAGATGGCCCGACGCCTCGCCGCAGAGGATGCACAGGGCGTCGGGGCCGTTGGCGAACCACGCATCAAGCTCCGCGTCGGTCGGCGGTCGTCCGATGTACGGCTTCCACTTGCCGATGGCGCGGATCGGGTGCTTGCTCTCCCGGCTGGCCGGCAGCACGCGAAGCCCCGCCTGGATGTATCGCCGTGCGGTGTCTTTCATTGATCCGCCTCCACGCGCACGTCGACCGCCTCGATGTTGCGGCGGAACATCCAGAACATCCGAAGCGCCTGCCGCGTGATGGGAAATCGCTGGGGCGGATCGTCCTCGCTGTGGATGTCGCACTCGTGGGCCTGCTGAACGAGGTCTTCGAGATCATCCAGTTCGATGGCCTTTACGCCCTCGAGCAGGTGGCCGACCCGGTCCACCAGGTCCTTGTTGTCGAAGCCCGTGCAGGTCAATGGCGAGTCCTTTCCCCGTCAGAACGGGATGTCGTCGTCGGGCCACTCGGGCAGGGCGAGTTCGGGTACATCCCGCTCGTCCGCGCCGTCCAGACGCGGCGGGATCGGCCCGAGCTGGCAGTCGACGATCCGGTCGAACTGCTCGCCCGGCGTCGAACGCACCGTGATCTTCAGGGGCGTCGCCAGAGCGCCGGCCTCGGCGAGCGCCACGGCCTGGTCGGCATCGGTGGGCGGTTCCTCCCGGCTGCGCTTCCGCCACCACGCCTCGGCCTTGCCTCGGGCATAACCGTCGTGCTCGACGCACACCCATTCGCTCTGCCACTCGTTCCAGGCGAGGCGATAGTCCACGCGCATGGTGCGGGGATGCCCCTCGGGCGCACCGCGCTTGACGTGGACGGAGTAGGTGACGTCCTGGACCTCGTACTCCGTGTCCACCGGCTCGGGCAGGTCTCGGGAGAGGATGGCGTCGGTGCTGGCATAGGCCTCGTGCGTCTTCGAGCCGGGCCTGGCCTCCTCGGCGACCTCGAACTTGTGGCCGCACGCGGGGCAGTACTGCTCGGCGATCTTTACCGCCTCCCGGCACTCGGCGCAGATCTTCACCGGCACTTCGCCGTCGCCGGTCCTGTTGGGCGGCTTGATGTCATCGACGGGGCCATGCCTGCGGATATTGCCCGCGAAGTCCAGGACGAGACAGTCGTCCTTGCCGTCATAGAGCCGGAAGCCCCGACCGACCATCTGGTAGTACAGACCCGGCGAGTGCGTGGGGCGCAGCAGGCAGATCGCGTCGATGTTGGGCGCGTCGAAGCCGGTCGTCAGCACGTTGACGTTGGTCAGGTACTTCAGCTCGCCGCGCTTGAACCGGTCGAGGATCGCCGCCCGCATCAGAGGCGACGTGTCGCCGGTGATCGTTTCGCAGTCCTCGCCGGTGACCTCCCGGATGCTGGCGGCCACGTGTTCGGCGTGACGCACGCCCACGCAAAAGACCAGCACGCTCTTCCGGTCGGCGGTGAGCTCTGCCACCTCGCTGCACGCGCTGCGGACCAGGTCGGACTGGTCCATCAACTGCTCCATCTCCCACGAGATGAACTCGCCGCCGCGAACGTGCAGCCCGGTCGTATCGACCTCGCTTCGGGCGGCCTTCGACCGCAGCTCGCAGAGGTAGCCGTTCTCGATCAGGTCCGCGACGCCCACCTCATAGCACACGTGGTTGAGGAAGTGGTCGGGCTGACAGATCAGCCCATCCTTCATCCGGTAGGGCGTGGCGGTCAGGCCGATCACGCGTAGGTGCGGGCTGACGGCGTGGGCGTCCTTCAGGAACGTCCGGTACATCCCCTCGCCGCCCCCGGAACCCCCGGAATCGTCGAGCGGGATCATGTGCGCCTCATCGACGATGGCCAGGTCGAAGCCGTCCAGTTCGCACGCGCGCCTGTAGACGCTCTGGATGCCCGCCACGATCACGTCGTTGCGCGTATCGCGGCTGCCCAGCCCGGCCGAGTAGACGCCGATGTCCAGGCCCGGGGCCATGCGCCGGAGCGTGCCCGCCGTCTGGTCGAGCAGTTCCTTCACGTGGGCCAGGACGATCACCCGCCCGCCCCAGCGGTTCACCGCGTCCTCGCAAATGGTGGACATGACCGGCGTCTTGCCGGCCCCGGTCGGGATGACCACGCAGGGGTTGTCGTCCCGACGCCGCAGGTGGTCGTAGACGGCGTCCACCGCTTCCCGCTGGTACTGCCGCAGCGTGATCGCAGCTGCCGGGGGCGGCGCTTGTTCCGCTGCCGCGATCATGCTCAGTTGTCCTCCGGGTTGAACAGGCGACCGCCGCAGATCGGGCATCGGTGCACGGGCATGTCCTCGACCGTGACGATGATCTGACCGCCCTCGCGCCGAGCGCATCGCCGCGTCAGCAGCAGGTCGATCTGGCTGTCGTCGAGGTAGACCCCCGCATGCTGCATCGCGTCCAGCAGCGGCTTCTGCAGGTTGTCCAGATCGCGCCGCCGTCGATCCGGCGGGAACGCGTCCATGCAAAGGGCCAGGCGGCCGTCGCGGGGCGGTTCATCACCGCGCCCGGCCGTCTGGGTCAGGAGCCCGCACACCTCGGTGCGGTACTCCCGGCCCTCGCGGCTGATGACCATGCGGTTGTTCCACTTCCGCCAGTAGTGGTTGATCGACGGAGGGAATGGAAGTCTAATCTTCATGCTGACCATCGATCCTCTGCTAGAAGGGAGCGGTACATGCCTACTCGCCGTTACTGTCTCGCTGAAGCCCGCGGAATCATCGCTGCGAGACTCGAAGAAGAAGGCCACGCGTTCACCGAGACGGAATGGTTGCTTTCAGTGCTGAAAGCCATCCCCGACTTTGCCACCCGACAAGGCCACCATCTCGAAGAAACAGAACTCAACGCGGTCGAAAAAGAGGTCCGCAACTGCATCAACAACCGTTAGCGCTTCCACGGCGGCGTGTTGCTGTCGACGGGGGCCTGCTGAGCCGGTGCCGGCGCGGACTCGGACTCTACGGCGCTGTAGCCCTTCACCTCGTTGGTGATCTCGCCGTTGTCCTCGCGCTTCCTGCACTTGACGGTGATCAGCAGCGGGATGTTGTGCAGGTCGGTCGAGTCGCCGGGCTGGAGCACGTCAACCGCGCGGCAGATTGCCGAGAGATTGCCCCGCGCGATCTTCTGCGTCAGGTCATTGGGATGGTTGATGCACAGCCGGTCCCAGACCTTGCGGCCCTTGCAGTCGCCGTCGAGCACGGTGAACTCGAGCTGGAGGTAACTGCCGTCCCCCTTCTTCGTTGCCTTCATCTCGCTGGCGGTGATCGCCGCGACGTACTTGCCCGCGGGCAGCGGCTCGAAGGACGTGGTGGGTTCGACTTCGTTCGCGTTGAATCCGTTCAGGTTAGCCATTGGTTTGATCCTTTCCGTTGGTGTTGTGGGTCATGGCCTTCATGAGCGCCTGCCACGAAAGCGGCAATTCGGCGGGGAGCGAGTAACGGTTCTTCGCCACGCACGAGGGACTGCCGACGCAGCGCAGCACGCGGTCGCCGCCGTCCTTGCCCAGGCCGGAGGCGAGGGTGCGGGTGCGGTTGAACCCGGTGTCCTCGGTGCGGGTGATGACCTTGCGGGTGGCGAACAGCACGGCGTCCGCCCATTCGGTCACCACCGCGTTGGCGTGCTTGTGCAGACGGGGCGAGAAGCGGTCGTACGCGCCGACCTCCGGATCGGAAAACGTCTCGACCTTGGCGTGGGCCAGCAGGATCACGCACATGCCGCGATCCCGGCGAAGCACGTCGAGCCCCGAGAGGACGGTCCGCCAGTGGGTCAGAGCGTGCGTGTAGCCCCGGGCATACCCGCCGTCGACCTTCTCGATGCTGTTGACGCCGTACTCCTTGCAGAGCCGGTCCCAGATCAGACGCTCGAGCCAGTCGAGCGAGTCGATGATGACGGACTGGAACTCGTGGTCCTCGCGGATCAGCGCGTCGATGCTGTTGACCACGTCGTCCATGCTGTTGGCCAGCGGCAGACTCGCGCAGTCGATCTCACCCAGCCCGTCCTCCGTGGGGATGAAGATCGCGCCCGGTGCCTGTGCCGCCGTGGTCGACTTGCCGATGCCCTCCGTCCCGTAGATCACCAGCCGGGGCGGCTGATGCTTGCGTCCGTGATGAACCTGTTCGATCAGTGACATCCGTGTTCTCCTGTGTCAGTGGTGCGGTGGTTGGGGGGAAGCCAGGTCATGGCGCGGCGACCGGTGACCCGGCACGTGCGGCTGGGGCCGTTGGCGATCAGCCCGGCCTCGCGCAGCTCCGGCAACCGCTTGTGCGCCTTGATCCCGGTGCGGTTTTCGATCTCCCGTGCCGTCAGCCCCGGCGTGGCGATGACCGCTTCCAGGCAGCGGCTTCGCTGCATGCGGGCCAGTCCGCTCGACTCGGCCTCGCGTCCGGCCAGCGCCGAGGTCGGCGGGTCGTGTTTGCGATGGTTCTGTGTCATGCCTGTCCTCGTTGGGCTTGCTTTCGTGCTGTCAGTCGCTGGCCAGCGAATGCGACGGCCGGGGGTCGAACCCGGGCGGGGCCTTCGGCTCGCGACGGGCTGCCTCAATTGGCGGCACGCCCGGGAGCACTGACCCGCGCTCCCGCCGGAGGGAGCCGCCGTCGCGAGACCCGGCGAACCGGGCCTTCCGGGGGTGTGGTCGCGTCCGTGGATCGGCGCTCGCTGCGACCGGGGCGAGCGGAGCAGGGCCATGCGCCCTTGCCGTGTCGCGCTCTCACGGCTTACGCGCCGGACGGGCTCGGGGAGTCTGAGCGGTGAATGGATCAAAGCCCGCTACGCCATCCCGTCCGGCCCCCGTCCCCCCCGGCCCCGGAAAGGAAGCGGCGTTAGGGAACGTCGAGGAGGCGAATCTCCTCGTAGCCGGTCGGCCAATGTCCGTTCTCCCGACAGGAGATGAGCCGTCGAATCGCCGCTTCGTTCTCGCCGCGAGCGACGGCCAGCGCGTCATCGCTGACGCGCCAGACCCCGCACCGAAACGGTTCCTTCTTCTCGACGGCCACGATGTGGACGGGGATGTTCCGGGGCTGCTCACCGAGGACTTCGGCGAGCAACGCCTGGTAGAAGCTCATCTGGTTCGTGTACCGGTAGCGCTTGGCGTCGGCCTCGAACCACGTCAAGTCGTCGCAGGTCTTCAGGTCGACAATCCCGCGATGCGGGTGCGTCCAGTCGATGCGGGCCTGGCACGGCGTGCCGCAGTACTCGACGCGGACCACGCCCTCGGCCCGCCCGTAAAGCAGCAGGTCCACCGCCTCGTCGTTCGTCGAGACGCCGCTGGCCATCTGCTCGACCAGCGCGAGGTGGTCGTGCGACAGGACCGGCTTGCCCTGCGCGTCGGCCCACTCGCGGAAGGCCTTCGTGTTGGCCCCGAACGGTCGGCCCGTCGTCGGGTTGACCGGACCGCCGAGGGCGAACGATGCCTCGTAAACGTCCCGCCCCTCGAGGATGCGGCAGTGCGCCGCCCGGCCGATCAGGTAGGCCGGGGAGTCCTGATCCTCGATCAGGCCGCTGTGCTTCTTGAAGTGCAGCCACGGACATTTCATGAAGTCCATCAGCTGGTGGCTGCTCAGGAAGTCCGTCGCCTTGGCGTGGTACTCATCCGCCGGTTCGGCGTGCAGGACGGACAGGTCGATGTTCACGGATTCGCTCGTCATTGGGGCACCTCGTCTTCGTTTCGGGCACCCTCTACATCTGCACCTAGAGCCGAAGTGTCCCACGCGTCATCCACGAATCCGGTGTAGCCGTGGTCCGCGAAGTGCTTCCGGATGTCGGCGATGGCGCGATACAGCGTGGACTTGCCGATGCCCAGCTCCTTCGCCGCCGCTCGTCCAGATTTGCGTTGCAGCACAAGGCAGACGCGCTGCAGGTCGTCGGGCAGAAGCGCGATGACCTCGGGCACGTCCAGCCGCAGTTCGCGGTAACCCTGCTCGTCGCGGTGGCCGTGGCCGGGATCATTGCTACACGGCTGATAGCCGTCGCTCACGTCATCGAAGCCCTTTGGGCTGTCGCACGAGCGCCGCTTCTGCGTGCAGCGCTGCCGCATGACGTACAGCACAAACCGGTCGAGCACGCGGTTGATAAACGTCTCGCGCTTCGCTTTGGCGGGATTGAACCGCTGCAGCGCCGAAAGCAGCTCGACCACCATGTCGTGGCGCACGTCCTCTTGGTCGTGCTCGGATAGGTCGAACTGGCACCGCAACTGGCTTACCCGGAAGTCGATCCGATCCAAGGCGTAGGCGTCGATGACCGCCTCGCCGCCGCAGGCCGTGCTGAGATGTGAAAGAGATGCCCTGAAGCCCTGCTGGGCTTCCCGCCGGGGAGAAGTCGTGAACTCCACTTGTCACGCCTTTCCGTGCTACGCGCACGAAAAAGCCCGCTGAAGAACACCGGCGGGAGCGCTTCAGCGGGCTTGAGTCTGTGACTGTGCCTCGCCGGCTTTCGCTCTTCGCCGGCGGGGCGTCACATCAGGCGTGACTTGGCCACGTTTCGTGTGGCCGTCAGGATTTATTCAAAGTTCCAGTCGATCCTTGTCTCCGGTTCGTAGATCATGAACGTGTGCGTCTTGATCGACTTCCGCAGGTGGTCGGCCAGTTGCGGGTCGTTCTCCTCGATCTTGTCGTAGGCGGTGTCGATGACGCGGGCGATGCGTTTTCTGATCTTGGCCACGTCGTCCGCACCCTTGCGGGACTTGCCGCTCAGCCCGACACATTCGGCGAAGTAGTTCGCCAGTTGGGCGATCTCCTTGTCGATCTCAGGAAGCTGGTCCGGGTGATTGCGTTCGGCGTCCGCACGCTCTTCATGCAGCTCGTCGTAGCGCTGGCGGCATTCCTTGAAGGTCTTCTCGTCGATGAGTTCACCCGCATCACTGGCCCGGTCGAGGCGCTCGTCGCCCGCGATGTCTGCGAGCATCCGCGCGACGTGAATCTCCTGCCCCTGGCGTTCGAGCAGATACCGGATGAACACCGGCCCCTTGAGCGTGCTGTCGAGAACCGTTTCCTTCCCGGCGAACCGGATCGCCCACGCGCTCTTCTTGGCGAACAGGTACTTGGGCGGGGCCGGAACCATTCGGTCGGCGAGGTGCTTCCGGCAGTACGCATCGCGGTAGGTCTGCCACGACGCGGTCGGGCTGAACGCCAAACCATCCCAGGCGACTACTTCCTTCAGCGCAATGACGGATGCCTTCTTTCGTTCGATGAGGTCGCACGTCTGCCGGTCGATCCTTGGGGATTCGGGCACGAGCAGGATGAAACCATCCCTGGCCGCGAGCAGCAGACGCTGAAGCTCTGCATGCAGCAACTTGGATGTCGGCGGAAACATCAGGTAGGCGGGAAGCGATACGCCTTCGACCGGTTGCCATTCGCCCAGCGCGAATGCGCGGGGGCTGTCACGAACAGCGCCCGGTTCGGGGTCGATCCCCAGCGCCTTGGCGGTCGCATCTCGAATGGCCGCGAGGTCGAGCCTGTAGCAGCGGACCTCACCCTCGGCCACGCCATCGACCTCGACAACACCGGTCGCGGCACAGACGAGTTGATAACCGGTACTGCCCGGCACCACGCGCATGGGCCGACCGATGGCGGGAGTCGTGCAGCTGGAAGCCACGCCATCGCCGGTAAACAGCCGTGGGCGAAGCGCCGACCACAGGGCGTCGCCCAGAATGCCACGCCACTCGGCACCGATTGCCCCGAGCCCGGGGCGATAGGCCACGAACCGCCAGAGATCATCCAGCGAGGTCATGACGCTTCATCTCCCTGTCCCTGCCTGGCGATGATAAAGCCTTTCTCGGCAAGGAAACGGTGGGCCAGTTCCGCGTCGCGCTCGTGGTCGTAGACCGAGATGTTTGGCGCATACAGCTTGACGTTACGCTCGCCCCCCAACTCGTTGCTGGGCGTTAGCTTCACGCCCATGCACACCAGGTCCGCGCCCTCCGGAATCTCCTCTTCGATGTTCTCCAAGCCGGTGAAAACATCGTTGGCCTTGTGGGTGACGGTGTGGTCGTTGTCGCCGTTGTAGCGGTAACGGAGGTAGGTCAGACGGGCCGACTGCAGGCCATTCACATCGGTGCAGTCGAGCGCGGCTCGTCCGCGTTCACGCAACGGTTCGAGCGTGTACTTGTCCGCATCGTTCCGCTCGAAGAACGAGGGATTGTCAAACAGGCTCTTGCCGAGATAGGTGCAATACGCCCGGCGCTCCTGTTTGCCGTTGCCGGAGTTATAGATCGCCAGTTCGCCCTGCTTGTAATAGTAGATCAGCAGGTCGTAGGCCTCTGGCCTGTAGAACACGAGCTTGGGGTGACCATTGTCCAGAGCGCTTTCACGCTTGAAGGTTTCGCCGTGGCGGACGATGAACCAGGCGGCACCATCCTTCTCGATCAGCGAGACGCGGGTGCCGCGTCCCTTCTTGTGCGAGTCATACCAGTCGTCCATGTCCCGCTCGAATCGCTTCAGCCGCTTGGCCGTCGGCTTCTCCCACTCCGGTAGCGACCCGACTGTGGCGAAGTACGACAGGAACCGCTTCTTCTTTCTCAGCAGACCGTGCGCGTGGTAGGCGGCGTGCAGATCTTCCAGAGCGTCCGGGGCATCAAGCCGAACCAGCAGCGCCATCTCCTCGGTCGTGGCTTCTCCGTCGATCTCGATGCCATGCTTCTTCGCGAGCTCAACCAGATCGTCGGAGTCGGCCATCTCCGCGACCTCATCCCAGTAGAACAGGTCCGCCATCAGGTGCGCGGGCATGACCTCGTTGGGCGAAGCGATGACCAGGGAAAGGCGGTCGTAGTCCAGCTTCCCGTCGGCTGAAGGCATCACCTTCTCCGAGCGGAAGTAGGTCTCATACTTCTGCAGCAGGCGAAGCAGGACGGGTTGGGAAATGTGTTCGAGAAGCTGCGGCGACGAAACGTGCTTGGGCGTGAAGTTGCTGGCCACTACAGGCATCCTTTCCCCGGCCGGAAGTGGCCAGAACAAAAGGCGTTGACGGATCAAGACCCCGGCCCGCGATCCGTCGCGGACCATTTTGGCGTCTTGCAAGTGGCGCGCCAAACTGATGTTATGGCTTAAAGGATGATCTGGTATAGATTTGCGCCGAGCGGGCTGGGGATGGGCGGGCTGCCCGAACATGCGCCGAACAGGCGGGGTGCTGTCAGGATGGCAGGCGGGTCGCGAGGGTGGCCCACAGCCGCCGCTGTTTCCGCCAATCGGGTTCGGCGGCGATGGGTCGGACGTCGCGTTCGGAGATCGGGTCTTTGCCCGACGTGACGCGGGGCAGGTGGAGGATGGCTTCCTGGATGTCGGGGGCCAGGTACAGCAGATTCATGATCTGCGTGACGCGGGCGCGGGTGACGTGACCGAGTTCGGCGAGTTGGGCCTGGTCGCGGACGGCCCCGTCGCCGATGAGCCGGTCGAACTTGATCGCCAGCGCCATCAGCCGCGACACGCGGGGCACCCGGCCGTCGGGCGTGTCCGCGACCGGGGCGGGGCCGGGCTTGATCTCCCGCTTGCCCTTGTTGGCCATCGTGAAGTGAATCTTCTTCGTCAGCGTCAGTTCGTCTGGCATGGCTCGTCCTCGCGTTGGTCGGCGGTCAGTGTGCGGATGCCGGTCGGGTGGAACGTCAGCGAGATCGTCTCGTCCGCGCCGTCGTACTCGACCCGTTCGATCAGCAGGTGGACCAGCTTCGCCTTGTGCGCCGGCGGCAGCGTTTCCCACAGCGGGTCGAACGCCTCGATGGCACCGGCCAGTTCATCCGGGCGCAGCATCCGCTGGCGGACGCGGGCGATCTGGCCGTTGATGTCGGCGGCTTCCTGCTGGCGTTCTTGGATTTCGGCCTGCAGATGTCCGAGCCGGCGCGTCGCGCCCTCATCGAACCCGGCCCGAGCGGCGACCTCGCCGACCTGCCGACCGAGGTCCTTGATGGTCTTCTCCACCTCGGTCCGCTGGCGTTCCAGTTCGTCGACGTCATTCTGCAGGTGGGCCTGCGTTGCCCGCAGCGCATCGTCCAGCACACCGGGATCGCGGCCGAGCGTCTTGATCTGCTCGACGACGAAGTCTTCCAGTTGCTTCGCTGGCAGCGACGGGGCCGGGCAGGCGCTCCACCCGTTCTTCTGCGCCCGGATACAGACGTAGTACCGATACCGCTTGTTGCCCCGCGTGGCGAAGTGGTGGCTCATCGCGCATCCGCACGCCTGGCACCGGACCAGGCCCTTGAGCAGAGCGCCGTGCTTGTTGCGGCTGTGCTTGCCGCCGGAGTTGCGGTTCCGGCGAAGCAGGCCCTGCACGCGGGCGAACAGGTCTTCGTCGATGATCGCCTCATGTTCGCCGTCGTGGACCTCGCTCTTGTACGTGACCTTGCCGAGGTAGACGACGTTGGTCAGCAGCTTCTGCAGCGATGACTTGTCGAACTCCGCGCCGCCGCGCCACCGGCCCTTGGACGTTTCGTACCGCTTGGTCCTCCAACCCAGTGCCTTGAGCGCGTGCAGCGTCGGCAGCAGCGATCCCTCTTCGAGATACATCCGATAGATCGCCCGCACGCGCTCGGCCTCGTCTCGGTTCACCTTGATCCTGCTGCCCCGGTTGTCCCGGATGCGGTCGTAGCCCAGCACCGGTGGCCCACCCGTCCACTTCCCCTTGCGCCGGGCGGCGGCGATCTTGTCCCGCGTCCGCTCGGAGATGATCTCCCGCTCGAACTGGGCGAAGCTCAGCAGGATGTTCAACGTCAACCGGCCCATGCTGGTGGTCGTGTTGAACTGCTGCGTGACGCTAACCACCGAGACGCCGTTGGCCTCGAACGTCTCCATGATCTTGGCAAAGTCCATCAGGCTGCGGCTGAGCCGGTCGATCTTATAGACCACAATGCAGTCGAGCTTGCCCTCGGCCACGTCCGCCATCAGCCGCTGGAACGCGGGACGTTCGACGTTGCCGCCGGAGAAGCCCGCATCGTCGTAGCGATCATCTAGACAGACCCAGCCCTCGTGCTGCTGGCTCTTGATGTAGGCCTCTCCCGCTTCGCGCTGGGCGTCGAGCGAGTTGAAGTCGAGGTCCAGGTTCTCATCGGTACTCTTGCGGGTATAGACGACGCACCGGATCGTCTTTGGTTTGTCCTTGCTCATTCGGCCTCCTCGGACGGTTGCTCCCGGTTGAAGAACTTGAAGCCGTTCCAGTGTCCGCCGGTGATGGCGTGGGCGACAGCGGAAAGGCTCTGGTATCGCTGGCCGTCGTAGGCGAACCCGTCCTCGAGGACGTCCACGACGTACTGGTGGCCCTTGTAGACGCGGGTGATCTGCTCGCCGGGCATCGGCAGGCGTGCGTCGTGTGTGCGGCGGATGTACCTGCGGGCGGGCCGCTGCACGTCGGCGGGCCGGTCCAGCGGGGCCATCGTCAGGTCCTTCGGCGGGATGACCCGCAAGTCCTGATCGCGGGCCAATTGTCTCGCCCGGCGTTCGGCCCGTTCGCTCAACCCGCCCTCGGCCAATGCCTGGATACGCCACGCGCACCGGCGGATCAGCCACTGCTTGTTCCCGCTGCGGGACGGCTCGCCGTAGAGCTCCGCGTAGCGCTGCCGGAGCCGCTTGGGCGTCATGTCCTTCAGCGCCGCCAGGTCGTTCGCGGTCTTCGTCTTGGTTTTCATGATGCGTCCTTTCTACGCGCTCTCCCGGCGTTAACCGGTGGACACACTGAGCGGCATCTCGGCGGACACATCAAGTCGAGTCTGGCCGAATTCTGAAAGTTCTTCGGGCCGCCGATCCGGGTGCGGGGGCGGACCCGCAGAAACGTGAGACTTTGAGACTTCGGCCCGTAACCCCTTGTCCCCGCTGACCGCATGACTGTCCGCATCAGTCTCACGGTTGCAGGGCGATGAGACTGCGACGGCCTCGGGCATGCGGGCGACATGGCTGGCGAGCAGGTCGATGATCTGGCGGCGGCGCTGACCCTCGGTCAGCGTGGGCGCGGACTTCCGTGTCCTCATGAACGAGTACCTCCGGCGTGCGGATGCGATGGTTTCGGCACCCTCTACATCTGCAGCCGGTTCGATACTGTTGCGCCGGGGGCGCATGTTGGCGCGCAGTTAACCATGACGTCATTCCCACTGGCTTCTGCTTCCATTTGAAGCAGTGTTGGCGATAATTCAGAACATGAAGCGAGTCCTCTACTACCAGAAGCTTCCATCTGTGCAGGCCCTCCGAGCTTGTCTCGACTTGGCGTACCAAGTCTCAAATCACATCGGCCGCCAATCACGTCTGATGGTGATGACTGATCCGCAGAGCGCAGGGGCGGTGCTTCTACCTCAGGCCCTTCACTTGGGAAACTCGATTGATGCGTTGATAGAGGATGGGTTGTTGCTCGGTGCAGGTGTCCTAATGCGGCCAATGTGGGAACGGCTCGGTATGGCCTGCTTCCTCAGAAAGAATCCGAAGCGCGTTGTAGACTGGCGAACGAGCTGGCAGGGCTCGCGTCCACCATCATTTCGTGAAATGCTCGATTCCATCGACGGCGAGCTGGATGACTTCCGCAATGCCGAAGGGCGGCGTTTCCTGAATAGCATCATCCATGGCAACTGGAGCGAGATGTGGTTATCCATCTCCGGTGATGGAACACCGGAGGCTGCGGTTGCTTCTGGCCCTAATGCAAATGCGCCGGAGGCGGCTGACAGCATTGCGATGACAACAGCGATTGCATTGCAGGCTCTGACCTATTCGATATACCGCCTTTACCCATTACATGTCACCGATCTTGATGCGGCAGACGCGTGGCGGCGATCAAAGGAGGCCCTTGCAGATTGCGCCCTGCACGTGCTGAGCAATTATGACGCGACTGACGAGTGAGTAGAACCCCATGGACCCGAAGCATCTCTTCATTGATGAGCGACACAGAGGCCGTTGCGTGTATTGCGGTGCTGAGCCAGATACACGCGACCATGTGCCGTCGCGCGTGCTCTTGGACGAGCCATTGCCATCGGAGCTGCCCGTCGTTCCAGCCTGCTCATCTTGCAACGCGGGCTTCTCTCTTGACGAGGAATACTTGGCGTGCTTGGTGGAATGTGCCATTTGCGGCAGCACGGAGCCCGATGCAATCCAGCGAGAAAAGGTCCGGCGTTCATTGGAGCGGAACGCGAAGCTGCAGGCCAGAATCCAAAGCTGCAGCACCACTGAATCAGGGCAACTGATCTGGGTGCCGGAACTCGAGCGGGTGAAGAACGTGGTGGTGAAACTGGCCCAAGGCCATGCGGCTTTCGAGTTGTATCCGATCTTCGACCCGCCGGATGCGGTTGACATCAGGCCCTTCGTATCAATGACCGATGCTGAACGAGAGGCGTTCGATTCGCCGCATCACGAGGGGCTGCAGGCATGGCCGGAGATCGGGTCGCGAGCTTTCATGCGGGCTTGCGTTGCTTTCGGCGAGGTTCATGAGTTGGAGGAGTGGATCGTTGTTCAGCCGGGCCGTTACCGGTATGCCGTCGAGGAACAAGGGGGCATCCTGGTTCGTCTCGTCCTGAGCGAGTACTTGGCATGCACAGTCGCTTGGGAGTAAACGGCTTGTTCGATACCCCGCGTTTAACAACCCGGCACCCCGCGTCGGACGACGTTGTTAACCCGTACCGGCTCTCGGTGGTGAGAGTGTGAGAGTTCGGGCCGAAGCAGGGCCTGGACGGGGTGCGGCGGTTAACAGGGCGAGAGGATCGACGTTCGGGGCGTGGCGTCCGGGGTCCGCAAAACCCTTTGTGACAGCGGGATATGTGTGCGGCTTGGGCGGCGCAATCGGCGCGAAAGAAAAGCCGGCATCGTGCTCGATACCGGCTTGAAGCTCCCCCGGCTGGACTCGAACCAGCAACCTATCGGTTAACAGCCGATCGCTCTACCATTGAGCTACAGGGGAATGAGTTGTAGGCCGGTAGTTTAGCAAAGCCGATCATCCGGTCAAGGTTGGGCCACGTTCGGCGACAGGTGTTTCGGCGTCCGTACGCGGCTGCGGTATGTATGGCCATGCGCGGCGAGGTCGCTGCCCGTGTTTCGTTTTGCGTTCGGGGCGTCGTGGGCCTAACGTGAGGCGGTACGCGACTCACCCCCCAGAGGAGACAACCATGCAGTATCGACGGCTCGGCGGATCAGGTTTGAAAGTCAGCGCGGTGTCGCTGGGCAGTTGGCGGACGTTCGGGGAGACCGTCGATCAACCAACCACGCAGGCGTGCATGGAACGTGCGTACGAAGCGGGGGTCAATTACTTCGACGGGGCTGAGGCGTATGGTCGGGGCAAGGCCGAACTGGCGATGGGGCAGGTGTTCAAGAAGATGGACTGGCCGCGCGACACGCTGGTGATTTCCTCGAAGGTGGTGGCGGTGGGCGATGCGCCGACGCAGCGGGGCTTGAACCGCAAGCACCTGGTCGAAGCGTGCGACGCGGCATTGCAGCGGATGGGGTTGGACTATCTCGATCTGTTTTTCTGCCATCGGCCGGATGCGGATACGCCGATCGAGGAAACCGTCGCGACAATGGACGAGTTGATTCAGCGTGGCAAGATTCTGTACTGGGGCACGAGCATGTTTACCGGGCCGCAGGTGATGGAGGCGTACGCGGCGGCGCGGCAGTACAACTTCCGCCCGCCGACGATGGACCAGTGCGTCTACAACATGTTCAACCGCGGCCGGGTGGAGGAAGAGTTGGCGCTGCCGATCGAGCGGATCGGGTACGGCACGACGGTGTATTCGCCGCTGGACATCGGGTTTCTTTCGGGCAAGTACAACGAGGGCATCCCGGAAGATTCGCACGCGGCGCGGATGAACGCAGACCGGCAGAGCCGATTTTTGGCCGAGAGCAAAATCGCCAAATCGAAGAAGCTGGCCGAGGTGGCGGGGGACTTGAACATCACGCAGGCCCGGCTGGCGTTGGCGTGGTGCTTGAAGAACCCGGCGGTGAGCACGGTGATCACCGGGGCGTCGAAACCCGAGCAGGTGGTCGAGAACGCCAAGGCGGCGGATGATGTTGAACTGCTGGGCGATGAGGTGATGGAACGGATCGAGGGGATCTTGGGCGACGCTGAAGTGTGACCGCGAAACATCACTGGTTGCGGCTTCGGGCAGGCAGAGATACAGCGGACGGATTAAGCACGGCGTATGCGGTTGCGCGAAGCCACGAGCGGCGGGGGGCAGTGCCGAGGGCGTATCATTACCATCACGCCAGGCCGACGGTGGAGATGTCGGCATTGCTTTTACTTCTTAGACTATGGGGATGCAATTTCATACAGGAGGCCGAACTATGTTGACGACCCAACGATGGATACCAGCAGTATTATTCGCGATGACGTTGGCCGGCGCTTCGGGCATCCGGGCGGCAACGACGGAGCGGATCAGTCAGCACGGCATCACGTGGACGTTCGCCGAGCCGGTTGAGCATGGCACGTTCGTCAATGGCGACTACTGGGTGGTCGGGCCGGTGACGATCGTGAAGATCACGCCGACGAGCACGCGGCAGAGCGATCGCGTCATGCATGGATCGATGCTGAATCCGACGCTCGGGCAAGCGCAGGGCTACGACTCGGCGATGTACGGCAAGTACGGCGGGGCGAGTTCGTATCAGGACAAGTTGAACGTGGCGCTGGATGTCTCGGCGGATCAGCCGTTGAAGATCGCGCCGGACAGTTCGCTGATCTCGAGCATCAGTCACGAGCAGGCGGGGCGGCGGCCGCAGTTGAAGACCGCGGCGGTGTTGACGGTGTTGGCCGAAGCGCCGCCGGCGGGCAGTTTTCGTCCGCCGTACTTCGGGGATGACAAGTCGATCGAGCACCATGCAAGCGACATTGATCTGACGAAGTTGCCCGAGTTGAAACTGGTGGAAGGCGCGCCGGATGCCGGTAAGTTAGCGCAGCGCCTGCAGCGGCCGTGGCTCGAGCATGTGCTGAGTTGGACGGGACGGTACGTGCATCCTTCGGAGAACATGCCGGACTACGGGCGCGACATCGCACTGTTGCTGGGCCATGCGTCGCTGACGTTGCTGCTGGACATTCCGGAAGAAGCGAAGCGTGAACTGGCCGTTCGCTACGTGCAGATCGGCATCGACCTGTTTGCGATCGCCGAGGCCGGCGGCAAGTGGGACGATCTGGGCGGGCACATGCACGGGCGCAAGCTGCCGATCATGCTCAGCGGTCTGCTGCTGGGCGATGAGGACATGCTCGCGATCGGCAAGACGATGCCCAATCGATTTCAGGAAGATCGCCAAACGTTTTACGTCACGCAGGAGGACGTGGGGCGCAAGCTGTACCAGGCGGACAATCGGCCGCGCCATGCGTACACCGAAGAACACGTCGGCATGGCCGAGTGGGGTGAACAGCACACCCGCCAGCCCGAGCGCGACGGCAGCAACTGGAACGCGTATTACCGCACGATCGTCGGCCATTCGATTCTCGCACACGTGCTGACCGCGCGTATCCTCGACCTCAAAGACGACTGGCAACACGATGCGCTGTTCGATTACATCGACCGCTATTGGAAGATGGAACACGAACGCACGGATGGTTCGGCACGAATTCCCGGCTGGCACAAGCGGATATGGGAGGCGTACCGGGAAACGGTGTTCGAGGGCGCGGGCGACTGAGTCGTATGCCGCGCGCGGCTTCACAAAATGTGCGGGGGAAGGCGCGGCCGGTTGGCACAGCGCTCACGGTGATGCGAAGCCGCGAGCGGCTGGGGGATCACACCGGAAGCGCGCGCAGTTCATGCCAGGTCGCGCGGGTGTAGTGGCACAGCGCCAGCGCGCCGCCGTATGGGATGGGTTCGGTTGCTTTGACGAGTTCGACATCCCAGCCATCGGGTTCAGTTGCGTCGGCCGGCCAGGCCTTGGCGCGATAGATCGCGCCGCCTTCGGTTGATCGCACTTGCGCATGCATCATCAACATCCGGCAACGCCGATAGGGCATGTCGCGGGCGGCTTCGGCCACGCTTGATGCGCCGCCCAACGCCCGCAATTTCAATCGGTCGCCGGCCATGATGCGCAACTCGAACGTCGCGCCCAACGGATACCACTTGCGGTGCGGTTGGTGTTGATCAACATCATGTCCCGGCCAGCGCAGCGCGAGTGCCACGTGAATCACATTGCGCCCGCCATCGGTTTCGCCCGGAACGATGTGATCGTGAATCGTGACACGCCCGCGCACGGCGTAGTCGGTCCACGAAGGATTGCCGAATGCGAACGCGCGGTCGTAGTACGGTTCGTCGACGTGCAGGCCGTCGGCGCCTCGCGACCAGCGGCCGTCGGTGATATGCACGGTCGACAGATCGATCGAGGCGGGCAACTCCGGCGGCTGACGCTCGATCAACGTGAACGTGCGTTGGAAAGCACGCTCGCCTGATATCCGTACCGCCGCGCGATGTTCGCCGGTCCCCAGGCCCATCGCCACCGGATCGAACGCGATGTTGAAATCACCGCACCCGGCCAGTCGATGACCATCCGGGCCAAGCGCGAGACGCTGCCATGCCCCCTCGTCCATGCGCCATTCACACGATCCATCCGGCGCTACGCCATCGACTCGGCCCAGCACGTTCAACCATCGCTGCGCCCCAGGCAGCGCGAACACCAGCGGCTCGGGTGGCAACCACGTCACGCTCGGCTCGGCGGCGCGGCTCATCCGGCGATGGTCCACAGGTGAATGCTGTCGTCATCGGTGGTCCGGGGCGGGTCGTCGCCGCCGCGGTACGGTTTGCCGGCTATGGCGGGGCGACCGTCGATGCTCACCAGCTTCGCCTCGTGCGTACCCACGCCCTGGTCGATCACCACCGGTTGCAATCCATCAGCTCGATTGAAGTAGACGATGTGCCGGGGCGGATGTTTGTGCAGCCCGCGCGGGTGACCCAGTTCCGCTACGTAGAAATCCATGCGGCCATCCCCGTCGAAGTCGGCGGCGATCAGCGAGTGCGGGTCTTCCAGATCATCACGCAGAATCTCAACGTGCCACAACCGCGTCGGATCATCGCCGGCCTTGAGCATCGCAAGTCGGCCGAAGTCGTGGCCGGGCCTCATGTAGCTCGCATCGCCTTCGCTGATGACGATTTCAAGTTTGCCGTCGCCATCGAAATCGCCCACGGCA